CTGACTGATGAGCGAATCCATGCGGCTGAGCTGACCCACAACGCAGCCCAGCTTCAACACGAGCAGGAAAAGACTGCTCTTTCCGCGCTACAAGGCGCACAAGCCTCTCTAGGAGTAAACCCAAATGAGCAATAAGAAAGACGACGTGGTCGGTAAGACCAACAGCGACGCCGCCCAGAAAAGCGAAGCCGTGCCGCAGCACAAACGCCTCGCCCAAGGCGTGCCTGGTACTGGTTTGCGTCCCGGAACCGCGATCAAGCAGAAACATTGATGAGATACGTCGAGGACTTCATTGGTGCTATTGAAGCCCGCAAGAGGACGATCTCCAAGTCGTTAGTTGAGGGCAACGCCGTCAACTTCGAAACCTACCAGCGATTGGTAGGACAGCACCAAGGGCTTGAAGAAGCTCTGGTAATCCTAAATGACCTTTTGAAGGAAGATGAAAAAGATGAGTAACACGCCGGAGGCTTCGAATGAAGCAGCGTTGCGGGATGCATTTCCTGCAGTAGACCCCGGAGCAGTACCTGTTGGCGGTCGTGTTTTGGTGCAATGGCGCCAGACCAAAAAGACTGTCACCTCGTCGGGGATTGTCTTGGTTGAAGAGACCAAGGAAACTGAGAAGTGGAACAACCAGGTGGCGAAAGTTGTCGCGGTGGGTCCGCTTGCGTTCAAGAAACGCGACACGCTTGAACCCTGGCCCGAGGGCAACTGGGTTGAGGTGGGCGACTATGTTCGCATGCCCAAGTGGGGTGGGGATCGCTGGGAAGTCCCGTTCGGGGACAAAGACAAAGGCGAAACCGCACTCTTTTCCATTTTCAACGACCATGAAGTCATTGCTAAAGTGACTGGTGATCCCTTGAGCGTGAAGGCATTCCTATGACCCCGACTGATAAACTCGACCTTCAAATTTCTGAAGACGTTGACGGCTCTGCTACCGTCATTATGCCCGAAGGCGAAGCTCCTCCGCAGGAGAACGCCCCTCAGGACGATGACAAAGATAGCAGACTCGTCGCTGGTGACAACGATGATGACGACGGCGATAATACGCCTGATGCTGACCCTGAACGTGAGAAACTTCGTCAAGCCCGTCGCGAAGAGCGGCAGCTGAAGAAGAAAATCCACAGGGAGAAAGCGAAAGAGTCTAATCACCTCATTAACATGCTGAAGAAGCAGAATGAGGCGATGGCGCAGCGCGTGGCGGAGCTTGAGAAGCGCACCGCTGGCGCTGACATGGCTCGCATGGACAAGGCGATCGAAGACGCGCAACTGCGTTTGCAGTACGCGAAACTCAAAATCGCTGAAGCCACCAAAGCAGGTGACGGACAAGGTGTAGCCAACGCCCAAGAAGCTTGGTACGACGCCCGCCGTAACTTGGAATCGCTTGAAGCGATGCGCAAAAAGTCCACTGCTGAGCCGCGCTCCAACGTGCCTCAGGCTCCGGACCCGCGCCTCCAACGTCACGCCTCTGATTGGATGGCACGCAACGATTGGTATGACCCCAACGGACGTGACACCGACTCCAAGATCGCTGCACAGATCGATGCAGAACTGTCCGATGAAGGATGGGATGCGACCTCGGAAGAGTACTGGGATGAGCTTGATAATCGCTTGTCCAAGTACCTGCCGCACCGCTACGGCTCGAAGCAAGAGTCCGCAGCGCCCGCTCGCCGCCCCCGCACTCCCGTGACGGGTTCGGGTCGCGAGTCTAGCCCCGCTGCTCGCCCTGGCGAGTTCCGTCTGTCCCCTGATCGCGTGAAAGCGATTAAAGAGGCAGGCAAGTGGGATGACCCTGTAGAGCGTCAAAAAATGGTACGTCGTTACGCCGAATACGACAAGTCCATCGGGCTGCGTTAAATCGCGGTAATTTGAGGTTAAAATTTCATCAAGGACAAATTATGAGTGACGAACGTCTCAAAAAAGATCTGACTGCCGGTGGACGCGAATCCCGCGATACGCAGGATAGCAAACGCGCATCCGCCGACAACGAATTAGCAAGTGCACAGGAGCGTCGCAGGATGTTCCGCTCGGAGTGGGTGCAAGAAGCCCTTCCGAAACCCCCAGAAATTCCTGGGTATCATCTGTGCTGGTTATCTACCACCAATCAATACGACCCGATCCACAAGCGGTTGCGTATGGGATATGAACCTGTGAAAGCCTCGGAAGTTCCTGGCTTTGAAAATTTTAAGGTCAAGGCTGGCGAAAACGTCGGTCTCATTTCGTGCAACGAAATGGTCCTGTATAAAATGCCTATGGATATCTACCAGGACATCATGACCGAGCTGCACTACAATGCTCCTCGGGATGAAGCGGAGAAAATCCGTGTCCAGGCAGAGCAAATCCAGAACGCCCGCGACAACAACGGTAAGCGGCTGGGTTCGGTTGAAGGTGATGGGTACAACGCATTGGATACAAGTGTTCCTGTGCCCACATTCACGTGACACAGGGTGAAAAACCAAAACTGGAGTTAGACTATGTCTGCAACCTCTGCTCCGTTCGGTCTGCGCCCTTCGTTCCATCCTTCTGGTTTGGATCGTGCAACGGTGCTGGCTGACGGTATTGCGTCGGCGTATAATACCGACATCCTGAAAGGCCAGCCTGTCAAACAAGACACGTCTGGTACCATCGTCGTGGCTGCTGCCGGTGATGCATTCCTTGGCGCCTTCGCTGGCGTCGAGTGGACTGACACCACTGGTCGTCGTCGCGTTTCGAACTACTGGCCAGCCAATACGGCTTACCAGACTGGTTCGTGCAATGCGTACTTCTACAGCGATCCCGCTATCGTTTACGAAGTCCAATGCGACGGCTCTTTGGCCCAAACCAGCATCGGTGACGAAGCTGACCTGAGCAACACCACTGCAGGCTCGACCACCACTGGTCTGTCTCAGTGCACGCTGTCATCCACGCTGAAAGGCGCGAATGGCCAAGGTCAGATGCGAATCATCAATCTGGCTCCGTACCCCAACAACGCTTGGGGAGATTCCTATACCATCGTTCGTACCGTGATCGCTAAGCATCAATATGCTCAGATCTACACTGCTGCGAACACTGCCGCCTATCCGGTGGCTGTTTAATAAGGGAGGCTAAAAAATGGCAGCTCCGATGCGCAGTACAGACTTTCGTAGTATTGTTGAGCCGATCCTCAACGAATGCTTCGATGGAGTCTATGATCAACGTGCCGACGAATGGTCTCGCGTTTTCCGCGAGGAACAAGGCATCCCCCGTAACTACCACGAAGAACCCGTCCTGTACGGTTTTGGTGCCGCTCCCCAGCTGCCTGACGGCTCGCCCGTCAGCTACCAGCAAGGTGGCGTGCTGTTCCTGAAGCGCTATGTGTACAATGTGTATGGCCTGGCCTTCGCATTGACCAAAGTGCTGGTTGAGGACGGCGACCATATCCGTATCGGTCAGACCTACGCCAAGCACCTGGCTCAATCTTTGATTGAAACCAAGGAACTGCTTGCCGCGAACGTTCTGAACTACGCGTTCACCGCTGGCTACAACGGCGGCGACGGCGTTCCTCTGAACTCCGCTTCGCACCCGATCGTCAACGGTACCTTCAGCAACCTGCTGAGCACTTCCGCTAACCTGTCGCAGACCTCGCTTGAGCAAATGCTCATCCAGATCCGCCAGGCAGTGGACAACAACGGCAAAAAGATTCGTCTGGTGCCCCGCCAACTGGTGGTCGCTCCTGGCAACGTCTTCCAAGCCGAAGTGTTGCTCAAGTCGGTTCTTCGTGCTGGCACCGCTAACAACGACATCAACCCCATCAAGTCTATCGGCTTGCTGGACGAAGGTGCCGCTGTTATCTCTCGTCTTACCTCTGCCACCGCCTGGTGGGTGCAGACCGACGCTCCCGAGGGCATGAAGCTCTTGATGCGCCGTAAGCTCGAGAAGACGATGGAAGGCGATTTCGAAACTGACTCGATGCGCTACAAAGCCACCGAGCGTTACGACATCGGCTTCACCGACCCGCGTGCTATGTACGGTACTCCTGGCGTCTAAACCCAATCAGGGGGGGCTTCGCGCCCCCCCTACTTCAAGGAGTAAAGACAATGGCACAGACCTATTTCGGTTCTACTCTGCGTTCGGGTACTGACGCTCTGTCTGACACCACTGACGGCGGTTTCGTCGTTTTGGAGCAGACTACTACCGTTACTACCAAAGCAGATGGTTCGGCTGTTAGCGCTACGCTGACTCTGCCTGCTGGCTCTCAGATTATCAATCTGTTCTTGGACACGATTGTGACTCCTGTAGTCGGCGGCGGTTCTGCAACTACTTGCCCCGTAACCGTCGGCACTGCCGCTGCTGGTACTCAGTACCTGTCGGCAACTGACGCTATCGGCGGCGGTCGTATCGCTCTGTCGTTCACCACCGCTCAGTGCGCTGCTATGGCCAACATCGGTACCAACACTTCGGTGGTTGTTACTGTTGACCCCAACGGCACTGTCTCCACCACGCAAGGCGTCTATCGCCTGACCGTGGCTTACGCCTCTAAGTAAGGAGCACAATCATGGGTGAATTCAAACCTATGGTCAAAATGGAGACCACCGAGCCTTCAGTCATCCTGAAGCTCAAAAAAGGTGGTCATGTCAACATGAAGCACGGTAAAGAAGAGCATGGGCATAAGCGCATGGCTTCTGGCGGCATGGCTGACATGATGAGCGGTTCTACCGCTGCTCCCGCTATGGCTCGTGCTACTATGGGGCGTCGCAAGCCCATGATCAAACCCCCGATGCCCGCCCCCGCCATGAAAAAAGGCGGTCGTGCTGAAGGCGGCGAGACCAAGGCTGAGCACAAGGCTGAAATGAAAGCCATCAAGGGAATCGGCAAAGAGCTGAAATCTCATGAGAGCAAGCCCGCCTCTAAAGCCCACAAAGGCTTGAAGACTGGCGGCGTAGTTGAAGCTCAAGGCGGCTACAAAAGCGGCGGTATCATCAAATCTACCAAAGGTCACACGAAGATGGATCACGCCAAGCGTGATAATGTCAAGCCTGGGACTGGCGATGTGAAGATGAACAAGCCCGCTGGGTACAAGAGCGGCGGCGCGGCTCGCTTCGTTGACAACAACGTAGTGGGTACTCCTCCTGGTGTCACCAATCGCAAGACTGGCGACGTCAAGTTGAGCAATGCTGGCGGGTACAAGAAGGGCGGTGCTGCAAAAAAGCACTATGCTACGGGGGGCGAAGTTAAGACTGGCCGCGCCGTAGCAATGCCTCAAGGTGCCAAGAAGCCGTCTCCTCCTGTCTCTATTGACCGTCTCGCTGGGACGTTCAAAAAAGGCGGCGGGGTTAAGTGCTGAAAAAGGGCGGGGGCTTCGGCTCCCGCTTTTATTTGGAGATTTAAATGTCTACATTGACAAATGTATTTGCAAAACACGCAAATGCTACGGGAACAATTTACAGTGGCCCAACCAATCTTGGCGGGTATCAAATTAAACCCGGAGGCACTGCTGGAACAATTGAATTGCGTGACGGCGGCTCAGGCGGTACTCTTTTGCTTGAATTAGACATCACCACAAACACAGCTGTAATCGCAACTCTATTGCCTGGTAATGGTATTCGGTTTACAACCGACATTTATGCTGTGCTGCCTACTGGTGCGGCAATCACTATTTTCTGTGGTTAATCATGCCTGCAAAAAGCAAAGCTCAATTTCGTTTGATGAAGGCTATCGAGTATGAGCCGAAGGTAGCCAAAAAGTTCGGTATGTCTAGCGAGAAAGCCGCTGAATATACCGAATCTAACACTGGCAAGAAGGCTTACAAGAACTTGCCTGCCAAGAAAAAGAAAGGCGGGGTATGCTGGTGAAAAAAGGTCTATACGCAAACATTCACGCTAAGCAAGAACGCATCAAGGCTGGCTCCGGCGAGAAGATGCGTAAGCCTGGCTCACCTGGCGCTCCAACTGCGAAAGATTTCAAAGAATCAGCCAAGACCGCTAAGAAGCTGAAAAAGGGCGGCGAAGTTAGCCTCAGCGTGAAGCGCGGCGAGGCTTTGCCTGTGTCCAAGGGCGCGGGCTTGACTGAAAAAGGTAGACGTAAATACAACGCCGCCACAGGCTCCCACCTGAAAGCTCCTCAACCTGAGGGCGGACCCCGTCGTGATTCTTTCTGCGCCCGCATGGGACCTGTTGCAAAGAAGAGCGAGGAAGGTAGCAGGGCTAGAGCGTCGATGAAGCGGTGGAACTGTCCAGGATGGTAATATGAGCACTTCAGGAACCGTAGGCGCAACCCGAATCAACGTACAGACGCTGATTGACCACGGAGCTCGTCGTTGCGGCAAACTTGCTGAAGAACTTACTTCAGAACAACAGCTCTCGGCTCGAGAGTCTTTGTTCTATTTACTGTCCAACCTTGCCAACCGAGGCATTCAGTACTGGGCCATCGACAAGAAAGTTTTCGGGCTTCAGGCTGACAAATACGTTTATACGCTGCCAGAGGGCTCTATTGATGTTTTGAACGCGTTGTACCGCCGAATGAACCGCCCCGCGCCGCCCACTCAGGACGGCTACAACTCATCCTCGGGCGTTGCCTACTACGCTTTCGATAGCAGTTTGGCTACAGAGTGCGTGCAAAGCGCCCCGAACGGCTATATCGGTATTGACTACGGTACTGACAACGCATATTACATCGGCTCTATCGGCGTGATGTCAGGCGTTACAGGCACGTTCAATGTCATTTTTGAGTATTCGATTGACGGACTGACTTGGCATACCTTGTACGCCCCTGGTGAGCAAGCGTGGGTTGATGGGCAGTGGATCTGGCATGACGTCGATCCTGGCGTCACCGCGCAGTTTTACCGTATGCGCGAGACAGGCGGCAACACTTTGAATGTTAGAGAGTTGTATTTCGGCAACAACTCCACTGAAATCACCATGGCTCGTTTGAACCGTGATGATTACACCAACTTGCCGAACAAGAATTTTACCGCAAACCAGCCTTTCCAGTTCTGGTTTGACCGCACTATTCCTCAACCGTCCATTTATTTGTGGCCCACGCCCTCTGATCCGTTTGTCCAGATGACAATCTGGTACTCGCGGCAGATACAAGACGTGGGCACTCTGCAAAATGAGCTCGAGATTCCTCAAAGATGGTATCTAGCCATCCAAAGCATGCTCGCTCATCAAATGGGTCTAGAGTTGCCGGGAGTAGACATCGCTAGAGTACAGTATTTAGAGCAGCAAGCCGAAAAATATCTGTATCAGGCTGAACAAGAAGAGCGTGACAAGTCGCCTATCTACTGGGCACCTAATATTTCGGTGTACACACGATGAGAGAGGTTAAAATTTTGTCATGCCCCGATTCCTTGACACCTTAGGACTTTCTGACATCGCCATAGCGGTCTGTGACCGCTGCAAGATGAAACGTCCGCACGCGGTTATGCGCTCAGACCCGAACTTTCCTGGTCTGCAAGTGTGTGATCAAGGCTGCGCAGACCAATTTGACCCTTATCGGTTACCTGCTAGAAAAACTGAGCGCATAACGATTCGCTTTCCGCGCCCTGATCTCAGCGTCGCGGTTGAGCCGAACCAGCTCACGTCTACAGGCTATGGCGGTTACGTGATTTCTACGGAAGGTAACACCAATACACCGGAGAATGACGGTAATGTGGATGGGTTTACGGTGACTCCATAATGTCCAACGTAACAATCACACAGCTACCGAATGCGCAGCCCTTGACGGGCAGCGAGTTAGTTCCTATCGTCCAGAACGGTAGCACTGTACGCACTACAACCGCAGCTATCGCTGGCTCACCCAACCAGCAGCAAACCTTCTTGACTCTCAATCAAGAGCCGACGCTCCCGAACTCAAGATATTTGACTGCTGGGACGGGGTTGGCGCTCACGGATAATGGAGCGCAGAACCCTCTGAATATCAGTTTGAACGGCGCCAGCGCCTCGTTGGAAAGCGCGGGCACGGGGTTCGTTGTAAAAACAGGCAGCACTACAGTCACTCCGCGCGTTTTCGCGGTTAGCGGCGCGGGCTTGAGTTTAACGAACGGCGACGGGCAGTCCGGTAACCCAACGCTGAGCCTGAGCGGGCAAATTTTGAATTTTGCTAGCGCGTCGGGCAATGGATTGCTGACTTTGACATCGGGCGGCGCGGTGTCCGCTACGTACGTGCAAGGCACTTCCGGACAGGTTACGGTCACGAACGGAAACGGTATTTCTGGACCTCCGACCGTCGGGTTGAGCGCTACTAGCGTAACCCCAGGCACTTACGGTAGTATCAATGAAATACCCGTAGTTACTGTAGACGCGTACGGGCGTTTGACCAGCGTTTCTGTCTCACCTATAGCAGCGGGTGGGACTGTAACGCAGATTAATACGGGTTTTGGGCTTCTCGGCGGTCCTATCACTGTATCAGGTACTTTGTCCGTAGATACCACCCAAGTAGCAACTGTATCAAGCCCTCAGGTTTTGACAAACAAAACTATATCGGGTTCAAACAACACGCTGACAGATATTTCCAACGGTAGTCTACAGCATAGCACTGTCACTATCAACGGAACCGTGATTGATCTGGGCGGATCTGGTACGGTAACCGCCGCACTAGCCTACCCGCTTACAATCGGAACGGGGCTTTCGGGTACGAGCTATGACGGCACTACCCCAGTCACTATTTCGATCAATTCGAGCGTGGTTACGCTTACGGACTCTCAGATTCTGACGAATAAATCGATCAGCGGGGCGTCCAATACAATAACCAATCTACCGAATTCAGCTCTCACAAACAACTCGGTAACGATTAACGGCTCTAGCGTGAGCCTCGGCGGTTCTACAACGGTCACCGCTGTAAACCCGAACGCTTTGACTATCGGTACAGGGCTGACGGGGACGAGCTATGATGGCTCGTCAGCGGTCACTGTCGCTATTGATAGTACTGTAGTGACTTTGAGCGGCACCCAGACGCTAACGAACAAAACGATCAACGCCGCAAATAACACGCTGACAAATATACCGAATTCGGCGCTTACCAACTCATCTGTTACAATCGGAACGACGGCGGTAAGCCTGGGCGGGTCTACAACGACTCTTGCAGGGTTGACTTCTGTCACGCTGACTCAAGACCCCGTCAGCAATTTGCAAGCCGCAACCAAGCA